TTTGTTTCTTTTCAATATTAACATAACCATCTTCAATTTTATTGATTCTAGTTTCAAATTCACACTTAAAAAGCACTTTATCTTTGTTTAATATAACTTTATTTTTACCGATAGGAGCGTTTAATGTTGCAATTCTAACAACAGCTTCATCAATATCACACCAATCTTTAAGGTCAAAATTTAAATTACTTATAGCACTTTTAGCATCTTTTAAATCTATAGGTTCTATAAACAAAATACCTTTCATATTAAAATTAGTTTTGTTATCGTATGATTTAGATTCACCTATAATACATTTATATTTAGAAAAATATTCTATAATTTTTTCTTTATGTTCTAATGTTTTTACTTTATCTATATCAAGAACAAAATATGTTAATTTTTCTCCAAGAAATGGTGATAAATTTTCTTTTCTTCTAAATGTTCTAATAGGTTCTGTTATTTTTTCTAGTGGTATATTTAATGTCCAATACGATACTAAAATATTAAACATTTTTAAATTATCATAAGTGTTTATTTGGTATGTTTTAAAAATAAATGTTTTATCATAGTACGGTGACCATGCGTTTTTATCGTTACTTCTTTGAGCATTGAACACCGTAACAAAATGTGGTATATTCAAATTAATCCTTTATAATCAGGACACATAATGTCCTGTAATTATATATTATACTATTTTTTTAGTTAAAAATTTATGAAGCAGTAATAGTAATTTTAGCTGGGTCGCTGTAAGTTTTGCCGTCACCAACAACAAGTTGAATAACATAATCGCCAGCAACATCTGGTGTTATTTGGTTATTTTGTAATGCTGGGTCATAAGCAAGGTCTGCACTAGATGTAGATGGTTTACTTAATATAGACCATTTGTATGTTATAGAATCGCCATCTGGGTCATGTGAACCACTACCGTCAAGAGTTACATCTGTGTTAATTGATACAGTTACATCTCCACCTTTAATTACTGCAATTGGTGGTTGATTGACTGCATCAGTAGTAATTTTAAATTTATATAACATTTTTTGTGTTTGTGACAATTTAGATTCTGTAATAGCATATCTATTAAAATTAAATACATTTTCATTACCTGTTCTAGGGTCAATTGCTACTTTAATAGTATGAAAATACGGAGACATTATCAATGAACTTTGACCAGGTATTGTAGAATATATACCTACAAATATTTCATCAGAAGTCACATCTGGGTTAAGATAAAATTTTGTTCTACTATTTGAACCTAAATATAAACCTTTTTCTTTTTTATTTTCTGGTAATCTATTTGAAATAGCTAACATAGAAGCTGCTTGTTTTAATGGCATAACAACAAATGAATCTAATGATTTAAAAGATTCTGTATTTATTCTTATTACTATTTGTGCTACTTTTTGTTGTATTTCAAACATAGATGTTTCCGCATTTTTGGGGTCAGATAAATATAAATCTTCTTCTATACCTGCAAATCCAGACATTTTAGCAATAAGCTTTCTATTTTCGTTCATATTAGAAACACCACCAAAAGATCTAGCTATAAAATCTGTTGCTGATTTTCCGAATTGTGAATATAAGTCTTCTAAAGCTTCTTTAGTAAACCCAGTTTCTTCCATTGGGTCTTCTTCAACTACAACTTCGCCTCTAAGTAATTGAAACTTATGGTCTCTATAAACCAATGCAAATGTTGCACCTGTTGGTCCGTGTATTGGTGACACTTCACATATTTGATATGCTAATGATTCGTATTGTTTTGTTTCTATAACAGCATTTACTATTTCATCAGTTTGAGCAATATCTACTGATTGAATTGCTTCACTTAAATTTGACATAGTTACTGAATTTTCTTTAAGATAATCTATATTCATTATTATAGTTCCTTTTTTAATTATTTATACATACATAAAAAAGAATTTATAAATCATTTTGACAAAAAGTTTGATAAGGACACCAATCACATAACTTTGATTCGCATTTTTCAAAATTACTTAATTCTGTGTCTTTTATATATGTTTTTAATGTATTTTCATATACATCTAAATATTTTCTTTCAAGAGTCATAGGATTGTCTGTACCATGTTCAATATATACATATTTTATGTTAATTTTGTTTACTTTTGAGTATTTTTTAAACATATATATGCCATAAAACATCAATTGATTGAAATCTTGGAATCTGTGTTCTTTTTGACTACCAGATTTCCAATCTAAAATTACAATTTCATCACCAATTACTGTGTAATAATCTATGTATCCTCTAAACATTGCTTCTTTACAATATTTCATAGGTTCTAAATTTTCACTCAATCCTATGCCTTGTTCAGAAATATGGGGAATGTCCAAATATTTTTTATATTTAGATTTTAAAAATTTGTCTATAATTGGTTGATATTGTTTAGATAATTTGTGTGTTCCTGGATTTGGATAATTTTCTAATGAACTATGTAAAGCAGAACCTTTATATAAGGCTGTTTTATCTGTATCTTCTTGTGGTAATTTGTCTATATACGAATATTTAAATTTTCTAGGGCATTGTATGTGTGTATTGAGTCTAGAAAATGAATAGGGTGCATATTTTAACATAAAATACCTTTTTTAAAGTTTTTAACATCTCTTGTAACTTTTTGAATGGATTTTGGTGTACTCCATCTATCACACGGGTCTAATTTTTTAATTTGTGCTCTATGAGTCTTATTTTTTCTTTTAAAATTTGCCATTTTATGTCCTTTTATATGTAATATTATAACATAAAAGACATAAAAAGTAACTTAAATAACAAAAAATATAATTAAATAAGTGAACTTACCATATCTTTAAGTTTTTCGTTTGCTTCCATTTTTTCTGTAAGAATATCTTCTTCGAGAACTTCACCAGGTGTTTTTTTCAATTGAGCTTTCATTTTATTGACAATTTTTGTAACAAGTGAAACTGCAATACCTTCTTCTTTATATTCATCTTTTAAGTCTTTAATTTCTGCATCTATTGCTTTTTTCTGTAATTGCATTTCAATAAGTCTTTCTGAAAACTCATATACTTTTTCCATTGTTTCGTCTGTTGTTCTAATTTCCATTTCAATCCTTGTTTTGTTATGTGTTATATTATACACTTTTTTTTATTAAATTTATATTTTTGTTTTTAATCTTGTAATTGCACTAATGCCTTTGAATACATTTTCGTCAATCATTTTTGAAATATCTAAATTTGGATGATTTAGTTTTAATTCGTTAAAATCTTTTTCTTGAAATACACTCGGCATTACAAAAACTTTATAACCTTGTTCCGCATATTTAATACTTGTTTCTATTCCAGTTTTATCATTATCTAAACAAAAAATAGCGTCTTTTAACTCTTTTAATCGTTCTTCTGGTAATTTTGCACCTAAATTTGCAATAATATTCTTCTTTCCTGAACTAATACCGTCGAATATTGCTTCAAATATATAAGTAGGTTTACTTTTATCTATATCAAACCAATTCCAAACTTTAAATCCTAATGTACTTACAAATGTTATAAATGTTTTTTCTTTTATACTTCTTGAGTAAAAACCATAACACAAATTATCACATATAAGTGGTATAACTAAATAATCTTTGATATTATATGTTATTTCGCCAATTATTATATTTTCCTTACCTTTATACCAAGTATGATTACTTTTTAAATAATTAATATATTCATCAGTTAATGGTTCAAAATACACATTCAAATCATATAAAGAATCAGGTTTATTTTCTTTTGGTTTAATAGTTAATTTATCGTGTTGAACCAAATCGCCCAAAGTAACATTTTGTTTTAAGTTGTCTATTTTATCACCAAATGTTTCTTTTTTATAAGCAGGTAATAATTGAGGATAAAAATCTCTTAAAAATGTGTACATTGTTTTATTTTCACAAGCACAACCTGCATTAAAACAAGATACAAAATCTGTATCCGTGTTTCCTTTATTGTATAAATGAAGTCTTTTAGAGTTTTTCTTTTTCTTAGAATCCCCACATATAGGACATCTACAAGCAATATCTCCCGCTGTTTCTTTATAATCACTAGCATTTACTGCCATTTTGAAGTATTTTATTGATTTATGGTCAAGCATTTTCACCCTCTATTTTTTGTATTATACTATTTATGTTTTGTTCTAAATCATTTAAAGTGCCATTATTAGTAATAATATGATCAAATTTAAAATTATTTTTGTACAATTCAACATCAGAAGCATGACCTTCTGTTGGTAATTTTCTATTATCTAATACCAATATTTTAACAATATTAATACCTGGTTGAGGTCTATATTCAACAAGGAATCTAAAATCAGAAACTACAAATAATTCAGAGTCTGATTTTAACACTTTATTATAAAGTAAATCAGACCAAACACTATTACCAAATTCTGGTTTCATTCCTTCAGTTCCAAACAATTGAAGTATTTCTCTAAAATCTGTGTGTTTTATTGTTATTTGTTCCTGGTTATTTGGGTATGCTTTAATTTCAACACCATATTCCTCTGGATTGTTTTTATAAGTTTCCAATTCCTCAAATGTGATGTTAAAAGTATTAGCAATAATACTCTTCAATGGAGTAGCAAATGATAATTTAGTAGCATCAAAATTTTTAACAATAAAATCTGCTGTTGTGTCTTTACCGGCTCTTGGTAAACCATTTATTAATATAATAGTTTTTTTCATATTTTTCCTTCTTGTGAATAAATTATAACAAAAATATTGTTAAAATTCCCATCCACAATTTGTTATATCTAATTTGACATCTGATTTAAATACTAATGGTAATTTTGATACAATAGTATGTAACCCGTTATCTGTTAAATATTTACAAAATTCCTCTTCATTATATGTAACATCGGCATTATTGTATTCCATCATAATGTTTTTTCTAATGTAATCAGGTATTCCTTCTTCCATAACTAATGTATAATTTCTTTCATAATGTTCTCTATATAATGGGTGTGAATCTAAAAATTCGGATAAATTTTCTTCTTCATTAATTGGCTCTAAAGTTTGTTCTTTAATAGTTTTAATTTGTTCCGTTAATGCTTTAGATTCAACTCTTAACTCTTTTTTCTTATCTTTATTTTCAGTAAGTTTTATTTTTTGAGTTAATTGTTTTTTCTTATCTTTTATACCATTAATAATTTGTGTTTTTTTCCACTCACCATTAAGTATTTTTTCCAAATTACCTTCACCAAAACCTTTAACTTCATATACATCTAACCCAGTTTTTTGACCTTTTCTGTTATATGTATGAACATTATAATTTTTTAATGCTTCTTGTTTTTTAACAATTGGTAATTTTTTAAACTCTACAATTTCTGTTGGTAAATTCAATAATTGAAGATGTTTTTTAAACTCTTCAGAAAATTCTGTATGGTCTATAACTTTTGGGACACCATCAGATACATCTCCGAGCATACAATGTTTAAAAATCCAACTTTTCATATTTTTATGTTTATCTTCTGCTATAATCCATTTTTTAGTTAAAGAAGAATATTGTTTAATGCCAGGTAATCTTTGTGATTGTAAAAAGTCTTTATCTGGTGATAATATTAAAACACCTTCTTGATGAAATTCTTTTGCGAGAACCAAAATAATATCATCTGCTTCTGCTCTATTTACATATACACATTTCCAAGGTGTATTTTTTTTAAATTGTTCAAATAACTCATTTGTATAAGAATAAACTTCTGAATAATTAACAGGATTTTCAGTTTTTTCAGCAGATACTCTTCTACTTAATTTGTATTCGTGATATACATCTCTTCGCCAATATTCTTTTTTATAATCATCAAAACACAAAACAACTTCACCGTAATTTTTATATTTTATTTGATTTTCTATAATTTCTGATATAATATAATATAAAGTAAGTTTAATAAAATCTTCAGTTTTATACTTTCCATTTATAATAGTAAATTTAGAAGAATCTTTTGTACTTCCAAATACCATTCTGTGTAATATAGAACTAACATCTACTAATATCAATATTACCTCCTATTTTTAAAATTTAATCTAAGTTTAAAAATAAAACTTAGATTAATTTGTTTTATACTAATCCGTTTAGAATAGCATCTAAATCATCATTAGCATTAACACTTTGTACTGGTTGAGCTACTGGTTGAGCTACTGGTTGAGCTACTGGTTGAGCTACTGGTTGAGCTACTGGTTGAGCTACTGGTGCTGCGGCAACTTCTTGGTCTGCAAATGTTACATATTTCATTTTTTTAACAAGTTCATCATATGATAAAAATGCTTCTGGTTTTTGAAGATCTGATAATTTATAAGTATTTTTTTGAATATCTTCAATTGCTTCTTCGACTGTTGAATATATACTTGTTTCTTCAGGAACTACTTCAGAACCGTCATAATTAATTTGTCCATTAGCACCTTTTTGTGCAACAAGTCTGAAACTATTTCCTTTAATAGGGTTAAATAATTGTTTAGGTGTTTTACCAAGTGCAATATCACTTTCTGAAGGATTAAGTGCTTTTTCAAGTTTTGAGTTAATAGAACCACTCATATCATATAAGAAAATTTTACCTTCGTTTTCAGGATTTGCTGGGTCTTTGATTACTTTGATGTTTGTGATATATCTAATACCTCTACCATAAAGTTTAGCACCCTCTTTATCACCTGAATTCCATAGTTCTTGCCATTTTTCTTGGAATGGACAAGGTAACCCAATAGTTGCTGGTGTGTACTCAGATACAAATCTTTTTTTGCCATTTTTAACAATAGTTGTGTTGATTTTGTTCATTTGGATAATCATTCTTTTTTCAGAATCTGGGAGAAATCTAATAAGTGCTGCGCCATTACCGTCTTTATCTTTTGATAAAACATAGAATCTTTCATCTCTAGCGAATTTATTAGTTTGTTTTGCGAATGGGTCTGCTCCAACTGCTTCTTTTAGTGCGTTGAAATCGAATGCGTTTGCTGCGTTTGTCATATTTATTTTCCTTTTTTGTGTCTCTTGGACTTCTATTTTATATAGCCTCTTGTGCTTTTTTCAGTTATTTTCTTTTTTAAGTCTCTTGGACTATTCCTATGCCGTTTAGCGTCTCGGGGGACGATTGCTTTTAATAAATGTTTAAATACTTTTTATTTATATTTTTCATTTATGTAAAAAGCAAAATGTTATTATATTTTTAAATCTATTTTTTAATAGCCATTAAAATTTTCATATCAATTTCTGTTGATTTCATTAAAAGTCTATACGCATCTCTTTGTTCATTGTATTTTACTTCAAATGTATAATCACTTGCTGGTAACGCATTAAAATTTTCTGCTGGAATTTTAACTGTAAATTCTTTTGAACTATTTACTCCAATTTTTTTAATACTAAATGAATTAGATTTAGCATTGAAATTATTTGTACTACCAAGTTTTACAATAACATCACCATCTTTTGCTTCAACAATGATATCTGTTAAATCTTTAAAAACTCCTGCCGCTTGTTTAATTCTTTTAACATCTGCATTTGTTAGTGTAAATGAGGAAACAGTTCCAACAGATTCTGTAGTTGTAAACAAATCTTCTTTTTTATTGAAATTTTCTAAAACGCTTGTATTTGTTGTTAAATATTGAATTGCGCTGTCTTCACTTGTAATGTTAATAACATTGTCCGTAATATTACATTCGTATTCGTCAAATAATTTAAAAGTATTAATAAACTCTGAAAGATTGTAAATACCAATTTCTGGAATTGGGTCAGAATCTAATGTTTCCATATTTAAACTTACAACAACATCTCCAGCGGAGTTATTAAGAATTGTAGTAGGGTATTTTAAAATTGCTGAATTAGTAATACTATTCATTGCAGATAATATATTGATTGTGTTTTTATTTAACATTTATGTCCTTTGTTTTTTTGTTATGTGTTATTATATAGTAAAAATACTTAATTAAATCTGTTTTTACTAAAATAATATTTCCGGATTTTCTTTTTTGGCTCTTTCTAAATACATTTTATAATATTTAGAGGATTTAAAATTTTTAATAGGAGTTCCAGATAATACTCTTTGTATAAAAATTTTATATTTAGCATTCTCTTTTGTATATAATATTTCATTGTAATATTTTACAAGATATGCAGGATTAACTAAATAATCTTTATTGTCTATTGACACTTTTATCACAGGCGAGGATATATTGTTTTCAACAATATATCGAACATTTGTGTCTATCATATTATTTCGAACATCCCCAAACATATTGACCAATGCTGTTATAATACTCGTGATTACTAGATGGAATACGAATAAAACCATCTCCAGTAGATTTAAACATAGCACTACCACCACCACTTACAGAAATAAAATCACATTGGTCTAATACTTTACCGTATTTTGCTTCAATAAGTTTTAATAAATCTTTTAAGTATTCTTTTTTAACTTCTTCCACATATTCTTTAAAATCGTGTTTTTGACCTCTTAATCTATATACACCAGTATCGATAATTGCTTTAGCTTCGTGTAAACCAATATTTCTACCGTGTAATTCTTTAACTTTTTTCGCTACTAATGTAGCAATTTTCATAACACCTTCTTTTTCAATACCTTCAAATAATGCTGGAGATGTTTTACCATTTGTAACCATAAACATATCAAGTGTATTAAATCCAATATCACAACCAACATAAGTTGTTGCTCCAAGAAATTCATCTTGTTCTTGTGGAAAATGTGAACCATATTTATCAATAGTGAGTTTAGCGCCAGCGCCTTGTGGTAATACAAATACTTCGTCAAATACAAATTCTTTGTTATTAACAGTAAATTTTTGTAATGCTTCTTTAAAATAACCACTATTATTAATCTGTGCTTTACTTAAACCAGCAACAATTACATCTGGTGTATCTTCTATTTGTTGTAAAGCATGATATACAAACAATGGAGCGTAATATTCTAAATTTTTATAATCTGAAATATCTATTCTATTGTCAGATGGCACATGATTAGCATTCTCACCAATATAATAAGAATGTTCTTTATAATCGTATATTCGTGCATCTGCAACATATTCATTTCTTTTTGTTACACCTATAGCAGATGGAAACTTAAATTGTTTAATAATAGTTCCGTCTGATGTTCCATATATACATTTTACATCTCCGAATCCTAAATCTATTCCAAGTACTTTTTTCATTTATATCCTTTTCTTTTATGTTATATTATAATATAAAAATACTTAATTTTTTGTGGTTTGTTATATTTTTGTGTTTTTTTGAAGTAGTTGTACTATAAATTGATTATTCTAGTACGATTTGAAAGGTCTATTTTGTTTAACACTAATTTTTGATATTTTTTTGACAAAGCATCGTATTTATTTAAAAAATACTTTAATTCTTTATCAGAACAACCAGAAATAAAACAATTTAATCCTTTATCATTTTTCATTCGTTTATCCTGTTAATTTATTAATATAAAACACAACTAAATATCATCATTTGAATTTGTTGACAATATTTAGTCCATTTTACACAGCATTTATAATAGATTATAACTCTATAACTCTAAGTTTTCCATATCAGTAGACACTTTTGCTTCTCTAATAGTATCCGGTATTTCTGGTTTTTTTACAACTTCGTCAGA